GATACGATGTTATTATTTACCAGCAAAATTATTTTTTATTAATGAAGTTTGACAATAGGGTTGTTTCATTTAACTCATCAACTATTTGTTGAATAATTTGAATTCTTTTTTCTTCAGGTAATTGACAGATGTAATCAATTAGTGGTCTTAACATATTTTCCATTGTGTATATTGTTTAATTGTGAGGTGCTAAGATAGGACTATTTGGATTCTCAGCCAAATATTTTTCATATTCTTTTTCAATCCATTCCTTGAACTGATATTCATCATCATCCAAATCAATGTCCAATACATTGATCTCCATTTGTTCATACATTCTTTTACTCTGTCCCATATTACTTTGTATTACGATTTGATTTAATATATGCATCCAATTTAGTGAATCTCTCCTGAACCTCTTTTGATGGTCCGTTAATTGCGAAATCTACCATAACATCTGTTGCCAGTGCTATCTCAAATAATGTTGGACATATTCCACAGTCCTGAAACCACTTCTGAACCAAGTGTGATTGGTTTTGGAAAATAATTGTTTCCTCTTTAGATCGTTGTTTGTTGCTCATAATGTTTGTTTTTATATTACAAAGATAGGGGTATAGGGTGGTATAATCAAATAAAAAGCATAAAAAAACAGGAACTTTTTTAGTGTTCCTGCTTTTTAAACATATAAAGTGAGCATCTTAGAAATTGGTCTTCAATAAACAACTGATGGATAAACAATAGATCAACCAATCTCTACTAATAAATATAGTATCTCGGTAATTTATGTAAATTATTTTTCCAATTATTTTAAGTTGCTGATGGGGTAGGTGTGGGTGACCCTGTTTGAGTATTAGTCACACTTGGTGTAGGTGTCACCGCAGCAGTTCCTGTTTGTGTTGGTGTGTTAGTCGGTGTGGGTGTTGGTTCAACAATATTATAAATGTTAAAAATTAAATCTTGTGTTGTAACAATAGGGCCTGGTATTTGTGCGAACCCACTACCAAAATCCCCACTAAATACTTCTACACCACCCACAAGGTAATCTATGTGAGCGGAGCCTTCAACCAAGAACATAAATATAGTTCCCGTTTGAGAGTTAAAACCATCGTTTATTGTTGTATATGTTCCTGTAATATCAGGGCTTCCCGCAACAAGTGGAAATGTTCCACCCGTTATTGTAAAAGTATTCGTAGCACCCGTCATTGTTGATATACTTGTTATTGTTGTATCAACACCACTCTTCATACTTATTGTAAATAAATTAGCCATTTTTTATATTTTTTGTTTTATATTTTTATTTTTTTCCTCAAACGAAACAGGTTCAATTATCAATTCGTCACCCATAACAACGGGGCCTGGTTGTGCTACAACCTTAGTTGAACAAGCAGCATAGGCTGTTCTATAATCAGAACCCTTGGCTCTTTCATGAGCAATACACTCACCAAGTGCTGAATCTTCAGGAATGTCAGCGAAGTCCTCAAGCTTAGCCCAATACTTGTAATATGAATTGAATGAGTTTAAACAAAAGTTACCTCTCTCAATTCTATTAGGCATCTGTGATTTCATTCTTGAATTGGATAAACAACGAGATAAATAGAGACCTCTGTTCTCGTTTTTCTTTGGCTTCAAAACAAATACCTCTGTTTCGTCTTTAGGGGTTGATTTAGACATCTTCTCTTCTGCTTTGGTATAACATATCGCAGCAGCTTGTTCCTGTCCGTATTCGTCTATAATTGACGAAATACAACGACTAACAAATTTATCTTTATCTTCTCCTGATTCTCTTTCTGGTATTGCCATTTCTTATATTGATTTTCCTTTTCGTCTAAGGATTTTATTTTCTTCGTGCAATTCGTCTATTTTCTTTTCCAAATCTTGGACCTTGAGGTTTAGATTCTGTATTTCAATCTTCAAATCGTCAATTAATACCTTATAACTTGATATCACAATTTCCATATTACGGAGAATTGCGTTATCAGTGTCTGCTTGTTTTCTCTTACGACCAACAAAGAATGAAGCCGTAGCAGTTAAAGTATTTGATATGATTAATAATAATTCGTTATTCATAATTAAAATCCACAACAATAAAATGTTGGGTCAGAAAAGACTGGCATTCCTCTTGGAATCATATCATAAGTCCCCCTTCTTCCACCATTGGTTAATTGTAATCCTGAGAAGTAATTTTTTGAAAGATGTGGAAACAATCCATCAGATGTATTATAACTAAAACATAAAGGATAATTTCCACTATTATAGATTACCTCATCAATCAATCTTTGTTCAAAGAATTGTGATCTATCATCAGCTCTGTTATACATCCACTCCATCTCTTTCATGGAAACAGTATTCTCAGATCCATTAACAATACCATTATTTTTGATTCTCATAAAAATTGATGGAAGCGCCTCACGGTAAGCTGCCCAAATTAACATTGGTTGACAGAAGTATTGTAAGAAATTGTTGTTGATATCGGTTAAAGTTGAACCAGAAACTTGATCTAATAATTGACGATAGTATCTTCCACCTACCAGATATTCTAAACGGGTTTGTTGAACAACGCTGATGAAAGGAAGTAAAACTGAACTCGTAACATTGGGATCAATATCAGTAAAGTTTTTAAGTTTGTTCTCACTAACGAGCAAAATATTTTGTGGAATTAATGCTTGCGACATAATTAATTAATTGTTTCGTTTTTATTTATATCCAATCCTTCTGTCTTGTCAACATTGATTGTTTCAATTGGTGCTTCATCAGGTAATGATACCATCTTGAATTGTTTGATTTCAATATCTGCTGGTTGACCATCTCTTAAATTCAATAACTTCTCAAATACTTTTTTGATCTCAGTTTGAATCGGAGCGATCACTAAGCGATTAAAATGGTCCTGAGCTTCCAGATGATCTCTGCTTCCTAAAGCACCAGGTGTTTGAATACCCAATAATTCTGCTGATGAAATTTGATGTGATGTTAAGATAGCTTGTTGAACACTCGCTCCCATCTCAATCCACATTTTATCTGAACCATTGGTTGCAATTTGTGTGATCTCAGGTGCTTCTTCTTTTGAATTGGCAAAGGTTAACATCAACTTAGAAGTTGAGTTTGATCCTCCATACTTTTGGGTTAGTGTTCTATAGATATCTTCCCTCTGTTCAGGATCAGGAATTCCTGAGTTAATTGAAACAAAAAGTGACGGTTGTAGGTTATTACAAATTGAGTTAAACCACCAATTGTATATCTCCAATTCTGTAGAAATGGCAGTAGCAGCTCCCCAATATGTCGGGGTTGCATAATAGTTATTTCCAACAGAGTGTGTTGTATAATAATAAATTTGACTTGGCTCTTCTGATGTAATATTAAATGCTGGTAATCTTCTTGGAACAAATGGTTCTTTCTTAGGGAAAGCCCAATCTGCTGAGAAATAATAGTCATTGATTCTATCATGCATATCTGTTCTACCAGCTCTCAGTTTTGATGTGTCTGTATAATAGATTTCAAATCCTTGATCTCTATCTTTTCTCCACACAATATTTAAACTTACAGCACCATATAAAATGAAATCCAAAGTTGCTTTCTGCCAGATATCATAAACACTTTCTCCGATTGAGTTAGCCATAAGTAATCTTGAATCATCACCATTTTTTAATGAGATAGATTCACCTCTTACACCAAACCACTTACTCATGATTGCAGCTCTATGTGTTGGACTTGAATTGTATAATCTAATTAGTTCCTGAGGAGCGAGGTTGTTAGGTCCATAATAGACCCATGGCGTTCTTGTATTGATTATTAAATTCTCTTCAATGATCGGAACATTAGCCTGAGCCATTTCAAATACCTTGAGAAAATTATTACTTTGTTCTTCACTCATATCTATAAATATATCTTTTTTGTGGTTTAATCAGTTGAAGGGAAATTCCATACCTTTCCTTCAAAAGGTATTAAGGATATTGATTTAATCCATAAGAACTCAGGATCAGTTGTTTGATCTATCTCTTCTGTTGATATAACCCAGTTATCGTTCTTGTCTTGTATGGGGTTATAATAACAACCATTAGAATAAGTTTTACCTGATAACGCCTCAACCTCACTTATTGTTAATTGTCCTACCATATCTTTAATTTATTGTTTGATTAGATCCACATATAGCCAATCCTTCTGGTAATTGAATTACACTTTCAACTTGTTGTGGTGTTAAACAATCTGTTAGTTGTTCTGTATCAATCTTTACCACATATCCCCAAAACTCCGTATAAGCACTTAAAGCATCCAAAGAACATAATGCGGTTGGGTTATCCCAAGTTGTAGTTTCACCCTCAGGAAAACCAAGACAATCGTTTATTTGATTTACCAAATCTAATGCCTGTTGAACCTCTTGTTCGTTATATTTAATCCATCCTTTCATTATGATATTCCCCACTTGGTTTTAAGATAGTTTATTAAGTTCGTTTGTTGTGTTGATGTAAGTTCCTTATCAAAGAAATACATTTCACCAATCTCACCATCAACATCAAAATACACACTGTCCTCATTTACAATTCTAAATTGAGGAGATGTAATGTTTCCTGGTGCATCTGTTGAAATAACAGAATTAACTATAAAAGTTTTAGTTTGTGCTGAATTATTGATCGTTAAATAATCTACTATTGTTGTAGCAGAATTACTCATATATGATTGAATAATATGTGGTGTTGTGTAAGCGGTATAATTGTTAAATCTGGCTCTATATTCATTTGCACCTTGAAGTAAATAAGTTGAATTACCGTAAGTTGTATTAAATGTAGAATTAGACCAAACTTTACTTGTTCCACCCTGATTAATTATTCTTAAAAATTGGAATGTTGTATTTGCGTGTTTATTAACAATAAATGTATTCCAACTTGAACCAGTAAGACCTTGTGATGCTTGTAAGAAATCATTAGAAATCGTAATAGCACTCATTCCAGTCCCCATAGTTGAAGCACTCCAACTTGGTTGATCTGCTGCTGTCGTTTGTGAGAACCCTGTAAATGCCGTCCAATTACCCTTGTTTGATACTGATTGAACATATTGTCCTGATCTTAAACTTAAAGTAGAAGTATCGTTGAAATCAACCCAAATCATCGGATTAAGAGAGATTGGATTGAATGGAGGGGTTGGACTTGGTGTATTAGTTGGTGTGGGAGTATTTGTCTGAGTTTGTGTTTGTGTTTGTGTTTGCGTCATAGTATTAGTAGGAGTAATACTTGGAGTTGGAGTATTTGTCTGAGTTTGTGTTTGTGTTTGCGTCATAGTATTAGTAGGAGTAATACTTGGAGTTGGAGTATTTGTCTGACTGGCAGTAATGCTCGGAGTAGGGGTCATTGTCTGACTTGCAGTGATACTTGGAGTTGGTGTGTTTGTAGGAGTGCTGGTGTTAGTAGGCGTGTTTGTTTGTGTCTGTGTATTCGTTGGTGTGTTTGTTTGTGTGGCAGTATTGGTTGGAGTTAAAGTCGGAGTAACACTTGGAGTTGGTGTGTTAGTCGGGCTTGATGTTGGTGTAACAAAAGGTGTTTGAGTTTGTGTTGCTGTAACACTTGGTGTTGGCGTGGGAGGATTTAATTCATCAGGAGCAAATAGATAGTTTGAGTTATCTTCATTTGATGAAATAAATTCAACATAATAATCATTTGTTGTCTCAGCAGAAGTTGCGATAACAAGAGCCAAACCATTCTCAACAACATTATACGCTAATGCTGGATTGGTATTCGTTGGAATCTGTGCTACCTGTTCACTTACGGTATACAAATATTGTCCTTCAAAAGGGAAGGCAATTTGACCAGCAGCTTGTCCTTCTGTAAATACAAACTCATCATATCTGTTTTGATGTGATGATGTATTAGGCAAAACGAAAGACACTTTGTCCTTTGTGAAAATGTGAGTGAAACTAAATAACCATTGTGGATTTGAAAGTTCAGCATTTTGAGATACTGTAACCACCAATGTATTAAGCTGATTTGTTTTGATTATTAGCATATGAATAAATATAACACGAGAGGAACTTAATCCCCCCGTGTTTTATTTTATTAGATCTGAT